CGGAAATTACACTACAGCCGAATGCGATGTATGCGGAGAATGCTTTGAGGTCACTTTTGAGGGTGAAAGCAATAAAATGTTGTTTGACGCATTTAGGCAGTCTTACCGATATTGCCCCACCTGCGGGGCGAAGATGGACGGAGGTGAGGGAGAATGACTGAGAGGGAGAGGCTGGTTGAGCTGATTACAAACGGATTTTACACGAAGCCTGTATATGAAGCTTTATGCACGAACAAAAGAAAAGCTTGTGATTTTCTTGCCGATTATCTGCTTGAAAACGGCGTTATCGTGCCGCCTGTTAAGGTTGGTGATACTGTTTACACTAATGTTTCGTGGCAAGGTTGGTATTTAAGGGATAAAGATAAGCCATATAAAGCAAAGGTTGTTTACATAGGCATAAACGGCAGTAAAAACTATGTGAATGTTGTCTATGAAAAGAACGACAATATGTTGACCTTTACTTTTGATGAAATTGGCGACAGGATATTTTTGACCCGTGAAGAAGCCGAAAAGGCTGTTGCAAGCAAATAAACATTTTATTGAGAGGTGATACATAAATGCTTGAACCTGCAATGCTTCATAAGGAAGCAGTTCTTAATGGCTTAAAGAAACACATATACGATGACGAAATGACTTATTATTCGGGCTGGAACGGTTTTGAACTTCCAGAAATACCCGATAAATTCGATGGCTGGGATTATAGATATGCTATCCTTGATGATAACGATAATAGCAAAGTCATCGGCTACTTTTGTTATACATACGATATGCACAACAGAAGTATTAGTAACTTTGGATTATATTCTTTCGACAAGAATAATGCCACTATCGGCAAAGACATTCTGCGAGAAATAAGACGTATTATCAAAGATTATAAACCCCATCGTATTGAATGGCGAATGGTTGGTGGTAATCCTGTCGAACGTCATTATGACAAGTTTTGTAAAAGGTATAACGGTAAAAAGTTTATTTTTACCGATGCTTACAGAGACAGATATGGGGAATACCACAATGATGTGATGTATGAAATTATATTTAAGGACGGAGATCCTAAAAAGCCAACTGTATCAACCGGAGAAATGAGGTCGGGAAATGATAAAAATTGAAGATGTTGAGATCAACGGCTGGGAAGCTGCTATAAGAGGAATGCGTAATCCGAAGAACAGCTGGGATAAATCAGACAGTATAGGCTATTGTTGTGCCAATGCGAAGGAATGTGAAAGGTGTCCGCACGGCAATTATGAAGATAATCAATTCGTGTGCAATAAATATGACGATGCCTATATTGTGGGCGATAATGACCTTACTCTTATGAGAAAACTTTGCAAAGCAGGAACAGATCACAGGAAATATCTCCGCATGATAAACGTTACAATGGATATTGCCGCTCCGCTTTACTGGTGGAAGGAATGGGACACGTACAAAGTAGGTACGGTTCGCAATTCCTGCTCCACAATGCACATGATAGCGGCAAGGGAATTTGTGCTTGATGATTTTTCTCACGAACATCTTAACGGTCATTCTGAAATGATCTTAGAGGACACGATCAAAGCACTAAACGCAGAGCGTGAATATTATCTGAAAAGCAAGGACAAATCTGCCTGGTGGCAGCTTATTCAGCTGCTGCCGTCAAGCTACAATCAACTTGCGACTGTGCAGGTCAATTACGAAGTCCTGATGAATATGTACCATTCCAGAAAAGCCCACAAGCTGGACGAATGGGTGCGGTTCTGTGAATGGATACTTACGCTTCCGTACATGAACAGACTGATTGATGACAAGAAAGAGGGTAAAAAGTAATGGCAAAAATCAGGTGTTATAGCTATATAAAGGGCAAAAGCTGGTATGAAGAAATTAAGACGAATAAAGCCACCGAGAAACAGGAACACGTAGATCACCCGGCACACTATCAGGGAAAGAACGAGTGCATAGACGTAATGCTCGCCATGTTTGGCGTTGAGGCGGTCAAGCATTTTTGTATGTGCAATGCTTACAAGTACCGCTTCAGGGCGGACAAGAAGAACGGGGCGGAAGATATTTCAAAGGCAGAATGGTATGAAAGCAAGCTTATTGAGCTTGGAGGGATTGACGGAGATGGAAAATAAACACTGTTTTTTGTGCAGCTATTCAATCCCGCATTTCTTCAAGGACGGCAAGGTCACGCTGAAAAGTCCACACGGAGGAACAGAAGTGCATGAAATCAAGCTGAATTTCTGCCCTGAATGCGGAAAACCGATACATAACAAAAAAGATGAAAAGGAGAAAAGACAATGACTATCAATGAATATCAGAAGGAAGCTATGCGCACAGCAAGCGGCATGAACTATGAACACAACGGAATGCTGATAAATGCAGCTCTCGGACTGTGCGGTGAGAGCGGAGAGGTTGCCGACATTGTGAAGAAGGCAACATTCCAGGGGCATGAGTTTGACAAGGAACATATCGCAAAGGAGCTGGGGGACGTTGCTTGGTATCTGGCAGTAGGCGCTCAGGCTATCGGATATGACCTTGAAACTGTTTTCCGGATGAATGTTGACAAGCTCCGCAAGAGATATCCTGAAGGTTTCGATGCGGACAAGTCTCTGCACAGAGCCAAGGGCGATATTTAAGGGGGTATCTGAACTGCCTGAACCGTATGCAAACGATTGATACATAGACCTCTCGGGCAAGGAGTTAATATGCCGCAAACCTATTCAAGGGAATATTACCTGTACAGAAAAAATCAGCGCATCAAGGAACACCGCTGTCTGCGATGTGGAAAGCTGCTGACCTACAGAAAAAGCAAATGGTGCGCTGAGTGCCGTGAAAAGCACAATGAATACAAACGGCAGCATCGAAAGAAATAGCAAAAACCGCCCTGCAATCATAGCAAGGGCGGTTTTGTTTTATTGAGCCAAAAAGCAGGCGATTTTCTGTATTTGCTGATCTGTCAATCCGATGTCGTTTCCTGCGGCATCGTGGGCGCTGATGATGACATTACCAACTATCGGCTGACCGTGAACAGCTGCGCCATAAAGCAGAGATGCAAGAATGTTGACTTCGGGGGCATCGTCAAGAAGCCCCTCATCGTCACATCAAGATTTACAAATCCTGTCATTATCCTTACTCCTTTCCCAGCAATTCGGGATTATCGTAAATGTTGCCGATGACTTCTGCTGCAAATTCATCTGTTTTACCTATTGCAGCACATCTCAAAATAGATGAATTTTCCCAAGCGGTAGGATTTGGGGCGTTGACACGGCGCACACCAAAGCTTGAAATTTCATCAATCCAAACAATCACACCAATCATTGTAGCAGAATATGCAGTGCCCTTAACGATATCCCCCTCAAAGATTTTCACGCCGTTCTTGTCGGTATGCCCTGTGTACTGTCCTATGGTTTCATAATCAACTTCAATGCCACTTACACCTAACGTATTAGTCATTTCAGCGGGTAAATCATACCTTTCGTTATAAGGTTGAGTTAATAATCCATAGACCCAATCGCCATTTTTATATTCTGTTCTGTGATACCCTTCATCGCGATTTATGGCTTTTCCTCTGAACAAAATTTCACGTTCCATAAGGTATTTGTTGTTATAATCAAACATGATATACTTCCTTTCTTTGCGGCTCTCGGGGTTTGTGACCGTCTGCCTGACCGCATTAACACGGCTTGCGCCGTGCCACTCTGCTCTTAAGCCTCCGCCCATTCTCTGCACATTCTTTCGGCGGTGGTTCTGACGTTTTCCATGTTAACGGGCTTGGGGTATGTGCATACATCTGCAATCGCCTTGTCATTGTACACAGTCCATGAATTTGAGCTTGCGTATTCATCGCACCAAACCTCGCCGGTGTTACGATCGACACGTATTACACCGTAGTTGTCGTGGTACGGGCCGCCGCTGTTAGCTCTCTTGTAGGTGCCGACAGCCTTCTTAACGCCTGTGATCTTGATATTCTTTTCCATAATTCATTTCTCCTCTCATGTTTTAGGCTCTTGCGGCAAGGTTTTTGAGCTGCTTGAAGGTCTTATAAGTCATCTGGTAAGCTATCTTGGTATCAATACCTGCATAATTTGAAATAGCTACGGCAAGTTCCTCTCTGGTTTTACCTTCTGCGGTATAAGCTCTGTCAAATGCCGCTTCAAGTTTTACATCTTCGGGTCTTGCTTCCCATTTTTCCTCAGCTTCATTTGCAATCTCAACAAGCTTTTCGAGCTTGCTGATAAGGGTTTTTATATTTTCCATATTTACTCTCCTTTTGGGCTTTGCCCTTTTCGTTTGACTTTTGACTATGGTTATATTATAGCACATGATTATATTTACGTCAATATATAAAATAAACAAATCTATATTGACGTATTTATGCAATATGTATATTGACGTAAATATATTTATGTGCTATAATGATATCAATGAAAAACGAAAGGCGGCAAGTACCTATGAAAAAATATTATGTAGCATACGAAAAAAACGGCACAAAGAAACAAACCCCAAAGTTTACGAACCGTGAGTGTGCAAAACATCTTGCAAATACCATACTCCGCAGCGGCATACCCACCGTGAAGATTATAACATGCGAAGGTACGAAGATTATCTACACAAAAACCTATTGCAAATAACGCAAATAATTCCAACGGGCGGCACATACGCCGCCCATATGAAAGGGCGAGATATTATGAAATGGTTCAAGGGCTGCACGACCGCCGAAGCGGTCAAGAAGATGTATCGTGACCTATGCAAGGCATACCACCCCGACCTGCACCCGGGCGAAGCGAATGAAACGGCGATGAAAGAAATCAATGCCGAATATGATGTAGCGTGGGCACGCTACAAGAACGTACACGGCACGGCAGGCACCTCAGAGGGTAATTCTACCGCCAGCGCCGAAAGTGGCGCAGAGAGCCGCAGAGAGGCTGACGAAGCACCCGAAGAGTTCAAGGCGGTCATCAATTCCATTATCGGCTGTGACGGCATAGAGATTGATCTTGTCGGCTCGTGGGTATGGGTAACAGGTAACACATACCCACACCGTGAGACAATCAAATCAGCTGGTTTTAAGTGGGCAAACAAAAAACAGGCGTGGTATTGGCACCCCGCAGAAGAGGGTGCAAGACGACACAGCAAGATGAACCTTGACCAGATAAAAGAGCGTTACGGCTGTGAGACTTTCACAGGCAAAGCACAGCCCAAGCTTGCATAACACACCAGGGGCGGCGACAAGCCGCCCTACAAGCATACAGAAAGGCGTTGATAAAATGACAAACAAAGCAAAATCAAGAATAGTAGCCGATGCTGTAAAAATCGCATCGGCTATGATAGACACAGCCAACTTTTTGGGCGGTATCGGAGAAGTCAGCTCCGCAAATGCTCACTGTGATGTTATAAACGGTTATTACCTTTTCATCACTATTGACGAAACACATCAAGACTTCTTATGGATTACCCTTGAAAATTCTGAGGGTGAAAGCATTGATGAGCAAGATACAAAGGGATTTACAATCGAAAGCATAGAACAGGCGGTGTACATACTTCTCAATCGCAACGATTTGAGATAAGAAAAGCGGCTCGTGTGATGTGAGCCGTTTTTCAGGATATATTGACATATCTATAATTGAATGATATAATACAGGTGAAGGGAAGTGGTTTGATGTACTCTGATAAAAGCAATAAGGCAGTTCAAAGATACCTTGCAAAGGCGTATGACCGCCTTGAGGTCAAGATCAAGAAGGGCAACAAAGATGTACTGAAAGCGTTTGCAAAAGAAAACAATTTATCAGTAAACGGACTGATAATAAACGCTGTTAACGAATATGCCCAGAAGAGGACAGGGCAGCCGATACTTGATGTCCTTGATAAAGTAATAATACCCAAAAAGCAGTAAAAAATCCCCACCATCGAAGGAAAAAGATGGCGGGGATTTTTTCGGCTTAATGTGTTCGGCATTAAGGCTCTCGGGCAATTCTAAGTATATCACAAATCAGTCTTTTTTCAATAGTTTGCGGCAAAATGGGAGTGTCCTTTTTTGACTGTAAACCGTTGTTTATGCCTGAAAAGATGGTATAATTATATATAGGGAACTGTGACATTACATTCCCGCCTCCGTTATTCTGCGCCGATACTTTCCACTATCGGCGCAACTTCTAATTTTATGCAAGGAAGTGAATTTTTATGGCAACAAGACGTAAGAGAGACGTTCAGGCACAGCCTACAGCGGCTAATCAGACGAGAGGACTGACACCTGTACAGCGTAGAGTGAACAGGACTACAGGAGTAGATACGAATTACAACTATAATCGTGGTCAGGCTCGTGCCGCAAGCTCTGTATTTAACCAGCTGCCCAGGGGATATAGCAGAATGACAGCAGCAAATCAGAGCCGTGTCCGCAGAAACATAAACAGACGTAAGCGCAACGGCGGTTCAGGCGGTTGATATGTCTGTAGCGCTGTATGACCGCATAAAGGTCATGTCAAAAATCACGGACGAAGTTCTTGTCGGTTTCTCGGGCGGCAAGGACAGTGTAGTTACAATGGATCTATGCTTTAAGTATTTTAAGCGTGTAGTCCCTTTTTTTATGTATATCTGCCCCGATCTGGAGTTTCAGGAAAGATTGCTCAAATACTATGAGAGCAGATATAATACCGAGATAATCAGGCTTCCGCATATGGAAGTATCAGAGTTCTTCAAGTACGGAACGTTCAGGGCATCTGACTACAACGTTCCGATCATATCAATCAACGAAATCTATACATATCTGCGGGAAACAACAGGCATTTGGTGGATTGCGGCAGGCGAAAGAATAAACGACAGTATCGTCCGCCGTGCAATGATAAAAAACTCAGGCAGCATTGATATGCCCCGAGGTCGATTTTATCCCATTGCCGAATGGAACAAAGCAGAGGTAATGCAATATATCAAGTTTGCTAAGCTTAAACTTGGCGAGGACAGTAAGCAGCTCAATTTCTCCTTCAAATCCCTTGAAGGTCGTGAGCTGTATTTTGTAAAAAAATATTTTCCGCAGGATTTTGAGCGCATTTTGGGACTGTACCCATATGCAGAAGCTGCGGTTTTGAGGTATGAGAAATATGGCAGGTAAGAAGGAAGCAAAAGGCGGCATTTCAAAATATCAGAAGTTTGATACTGAGGTAATTCACCGCTCACAAATAAAAAATGCGGAGTATAACCCCCGCATTATGGATAAGAACGCAAAAGCACGTTTAAAAAAAGATATCAGGGAGCATGGTCTTGTTTCCGCCATCACATACAATAAGCGAACAGGCAATATCGTAGGCGGACACCAGAGGCTTGAACAGCTTGACGCTCTGGAAAAGTCTCAGGATTACGAGCTGACCGTTTGTGTCGTTGATGTCGATGAGCAAGAAGAAGCAAAGCTCAATATCATTCTTAACAATCCTTCTGTGCAGGGAGAATGGGATCTTGAAAAGCTTGCTCAGATGACGGAAGATTTCGGTTTTACCTTACAAGAAGCAGGTTTCACCGATTACGATGTCGATTTTATGTTTGACGGCGATGACCGTTTTTCTCAGCTCGGCAATGTTGAAGAGGCTGAAAAGGTAAAAGGAAAACTGGAAGACATAAAAAGCGCCCGTAAAGAGGGCATGGAAAAGCTGAAAGAGCGCAACAATGCAAGTTTTTACGCAGTGATCGTGTTTGAAGATGAAAAAGACAGAGACGAATTTTATAAATCCATCTCTGTCCCTATATACGAAGAGTATATTACCGCCGAGCAGGTAAGGCGCTGTGGTCGTGAAAAGGATTAAGCCCAGATTTCTTTGCCGCAGTTAAATGCGGTGAAAAAGTCGTTGATGTATTTTTCATCGGGTTTAAATCCCTTGGTGGGCTGATATCTGTAGGTCATGGGGGCGATGATGTTGTCAAGATATTTTCCGGCGTCATCATCGTCATCAAAATCCACATATTTTATCAGATCATCATCCACATCGAACATATGCAGTTTACCTTTGACGGTAAAGGGCAAAATATCGGCGAAGTTGTCAAAAATCCAAGCGTAACAATTACCCTCGGGCATATCAACCATTCCGGCGGCAGCAAGATGCTCCTCGGTAAAAGGCACAATGTCAACGAGATTTGCAACGACAAGTGCACGATTGCAAATAAGTCCGGGTATTTTACCATTACCCGAAGAGCAGATAAGCACATCACCACGATAGTCAGTTTTCCAAGTACGGCATTCAATGGTCTTTGAGCCGTCAAAAAATTTGTTAGCCCACCAGGGCTTGCACGAGATAGCCTTCATAAAAATTTCTCCTTTCACACTATATGGCGGCATCTTGCCGTCATATTTACCATTTATAATAGTATAGCATAAAAAGCACGTAATGTCAAGCTTTTTCGATAATTTTTGCACAAAAAGTTTGCGAGTTTTTATGGATATACAACAAAGAAAAAGCAAAGAAAAAAGGCGGTGTTAAAATGGCGAATAAAAAGGGCAATCCGCAAAATTTTATTCCGCTGAATGAAAGGTCTCCAGAAGAGGCAAGAAAAATTCAGAGCAAAGGCGGCAAAAAGTCGCAGCAAGTTCAGAAAGAGAAAAGAGCCATGAATGAGGTCATTCAGCTCATTCTTAACTCAGAACTTACGGACGATGTAAAAAAGCAAATAAGAAAACGATTTGGTCAGAATATCAGCGATGAATTTTTGACCACTCGTTTTTTGCTTATGCAGAGCCTTTTCAATATCGCTTCCAAACAGGACGAAATGACCCAGAACAGAATGGCAGCAATAAGAATGATAGCCGAATTTGCAGGTGAAAGCCCTGCACAGATCGAGCGCCGAGAAAGAATGAAAGCGGACGAACTGAAAAAGTCGGAAGTAGAAGATGACCCATTCAGCAAGGCACTTGAAGATATGTTCGGCAAAGGAGAAAGCGAATGAGCGGATTTTCTCCAAAGCAGATGGAAATATTCAAGTTTATGTATGAGCCTGAATATGTAGCGCTGATATGTGACGGAGCTGTCAGAAGCGGAAAGACAACCTGTATGTCGTTCGGCTTCCTGACTTGGGCGTTCAAAAGTTTCAATGAGATGAATTTTGCACTATGTGGAAAGACAGTGCGTTCAGCTGAAAGAAACATTCTGCGCCCGCTCATGGGTCTGAGCTATACCCGAAAGCATTACAAGATGAAGTACAACAGTACGGCGCATATGCTTGAAGTAACCAAAGGCAACAGGACGAACTATTTCTGGATATTCGGCGGAAAAGATGAAAGCTCATATGCTCTCATTCAGGGTATTACACTGGCAGGTGTTTTATTGGACGAAGTGGCGCTCATGCCGCAGTCATTTGTAAATCAGGCGCTGGCAAGATGCTCCGTTGAGGGTGCGAGGTACTGGTTCAACTGTAACCCTGAAAATCCCTCTCACTGGTTCTATCAGGAATGGATACTCGATTCGGCAAAGAAAAGAGCAAAGCATTTGCATTTTCTTATGTCCGATAATCCATCACTCTCGGCTGAAAAGCTTGCAGAATATGAAAGCTTTTACAAAGGCGCATTCTATCAGCGTTATATTCTAGGTTTGTGGGTCAAGGCGGAAGGTCTTGTTTATCCTATGTTCGATAAGCAAAAGCATGTTATCGACAAATACGATAAGCGAGGGCAGTACTACATAAGCATCGACTACGGAACTATCAATCCGACTGCGTTTCAGTTATGGCGTGTAAATTTCAATGACCCGATGCCTGTAGTATTGTGCAAAGAATATTACTACAACAGCCGATCAGATGAAAATGACCATGTTCAGAAAACGGACGAACAGTATTATAAAGATCTGTGCGAGTTTGCCAATGGCTACACGATTGAAAGAGTTATTGTTGACCCGTCTGCTGCCTCGTTCAAGGCGGTCATAAAGCAGGACGGAAAGTTTATAGTCAGAGATGCCAACAATGATGTGCTTGACGGCATAAGGTTCACAGCCTCGATGATCGCAAGCGGCGTTGTTTATTTCCATTCAAGCTGTGTGAACCTGTTTGCTGAGTTCGGCGCTTATGTTTGGGACGAGACTAAGGGCAATGATGAAGTAATAAAAGAGAATGACCATGCGATGGACGCTATGCGCTATTTCATGTACACGGTCATTGCTCGAGAAAAGAGAGCAGGTGTATTTTAATGCAGTCAATCTTGTTTTACATCAGGGATATACTTACACGCATATTCTCAAAGCAGGCAAGCACGTCATATTTTAACGTAAGCAGCATAGACAGCCTTATTTCTGAGGAAATGGAAAAGCATTTCATATTGGCTGAAAATCTCTATGAGAACAACACTGAATACATAGACTGGCTCAGGAGCGGTCAGGTGAAGTCTCTGAGGCTTCCCTCGGTACTGTCAAGGGAAGTAACACGTACAGTGTGCAGTGAGGCTAAAATATACGTTGACGGCACATCTGAAAGGGCAAAGTATCTGAACGAACAACTTAAAATCTTCATGCGGAAGTTTCCTGTTTATGTTGAGCAGGCTATTGCTTTCGGCAATATGGCTTTCAAGCCGTATATAAGCGGCGATAATATCCTTGCAAGTGCTGTCCGTATCGGGGATTTTATTCCTGTCAAGGTCGATGGTCAGGGGGTGTTCACTTCCTGCATTTTTGCTGAAAAGCTCAGGCGTGAAGATGGCTGGTACACAAGGATTGAGTATCACCATTCAGAAGACGGCACGTACACTGTTGAAAACTCCGCATACAGGTCAGGGTCAAAAGGCGGCGGTCTTGGTACCCAGGTTGCACTTTCCTCTGTTCCCGAATGGAAGAATTATCAGAACGTTGTTACCATAAGCGGCAGTGATCTGTCTCCGCTTTATGCTGTTTACAGTAATCCTTTTGCAAACAGCATAGATGTTGACAGCCCTCTCGGCGTTTCACTGTATGCAGACAGCATTGACCTTATCAAGGAAGCTGATGAGCTGTGGGAAGAGACCACCTACGAGATGAAAAGCGGCGAAAGAAAAGTATTCGGCGCAAACGGCATTTTTAAAATGTCAAACGGCATTGATTATACTATGTCCCGTTTTTATAAGCAGGTCAATTTTGATAGCGACAAAGCTTTGCAGGAGTTTTCCCCTGCTCTGCGCAATGATCTCATGTCAGCAAGACTTCAAGACATCTTCAAGCGCATTGAGCAGAATGCAGGATTGTCTTTTGGCGTTATTTCCGACCCACAGAGCGTTGACAAGACGGCTACTGAGGTAATCCACAGCAAGCGGCGATACCATGAGACAATAGAAAGCATTCAGACTGCTCTCACAGGAAGTATTGAGCAGCTGGTAAGTGCTATGAGCCGTATGTGTGACCTTTACGGTATAGTTCCGAGTGGCGAATATTCCGTTGTATGTGACTGGGACGATAGTGTTCTGGAAAGTAAAGACGAAAAAAGAGCGCTTGCAATGCAAGAGTATCAAATGGGACTGATTGATGAAGCAGAGTATTTCATGGAGACACGAGGCTACAGCAAAGATGAAGCTATAAAGCTCGCCTCTGAGATACGGTCCCGTTCTCAGGCACAGCAGGTAGGTAGGGATTGGTTCAAAGATCGTGAGGGCGCATGATTGACGAGTTTTTCTTTGATAATCAAGCTCAGACACTTGTTGAACTTTGGTCTGAAATAGAAAATCTTCTGATACAGGAGATATGCCGCAGGATAAATAAGACGGCATATCTCACTGAAACAGCACGATTTGAAGTTTATAAGCTTGAACAGGCAAATTTGCTCAACGAAAGAGCTGTGCAGATCATCAGCCAGAATACGGGCTTATCTCAGAAAAGAATACGAGATATCATCACAAACGCAGGATTAAGCATAGTGACACAAGATGAAGAGATATACCGCAGAGCCATTGCAGAAGGTCAGCTTACTGTTGACCCTCTTCCGCTGGATATGTCCCCCACTGTGCAGACGGCACTCCAATCCTGCATAGACAACGCTGAATTTGGTCTGTCAAACCTTACAAACACACGCATGATGGACGCAGGAAACGGCATGGAAACGCTGACAAAGGCAGCGAGAAGAGAATATTACAACGCTGTCAATCGTGTTTTTCTCGAGACAAGAATGGGTATCAAATCTACTCCGCAGGCAGTGCGTGAAGCCTGCATTGATCTTGCTCGGCGTGGCGTGACCATAACACACTGGGAAAGCGGACATACTGACACTGTAGAGGTCGCAGTGCGCAGAAATATCAAGACCTCTATGGCTCAGACTTCCGGCACGATGACAATGGCACGCATGAAGGATTATAAGCATGACCTTGTGGAAGTTTCATCACATTGGGGCGCAAGACCTTCTCATTTTGTATGGCAGGGCAAAATATACAGCCTGACAGGTTCTGGTGGGTATGAAAATTTTTACGATGCAACAGGCTACGGCACAGGTGCAGGACTTTGCGGCTGGAATTGCCGACATCGTTTTTATCCGTACTTTCCGGGCATTGACCCTGTTTATCCCGAGTATGATGAAGAAGAAAACCGCAGGCATTATGAGGACACTCAAAAGCAACGGTACTATGAACGTCAGGTAAGAGCCGCAAAACGTCAAAAAGCCGCTCTTGAAGGCACTGGGGCAAGTGATACGGATATTAAGGCGGCGAATACCAAGATACGTCAGAAGCAAAAAGACCTTAGAGACTACCTTGCTGAGCACACAGATCTTGCTCGTGATTATTCCAGAGAGCAGATATATACAACAGGTGGGGCGGTCAAAGGAACATCTTCCAGAAAATAGCAAAAATATATCATCAACACGCATAAAATCCATTGACAAAGGCATTGTAAAGTTGTATAATTATATTATGATGAAAGGACTGCGACAGTCTCTCGAACGGGCATTCGAGGGCTGCCGACAGTCCTTTTTTGCTTTTCGCAGTCCGCAGCGTGACAGCGGATAGGTACGGGGGCGAGACCCCGTAAACAAACGTAACCGAATTTAAGGAGTTGTATGTAAAATGAAACGTGATGAACTGAGAAACATTCTTAAAGACCTGAACCCCTCCGATGAAGTCATTTCAAGCATAATGGCTCTCAACGGAAATGATGTGAACGCCCTTAACGCCGAGATCACAACACTGAAAACACAGCTCAGTGACAGTGTGAAGGATATTGAAGATCTGAAAAAGAATGACAAGACAGGCGAACTGAAAACGCAGCTTGAAGAGATGCAGACAAAGTATAACAATGCTATTGCAGACATCAACAAGCGCACATATTCGGACGCTGTAAAGGCTGCCATTGCTGAAAAGGGCATCAAGTTTACATCAAAATCTGCTGAAAACTACTATATGTCTCAGGCAGAGGGTAAGAAGATGGAGATCAAGGACGGCAAGCTTGTAGGCTTTGACGACTTCCACAAGGCACAGTTTGAAGCAGACAAGGGCGCTTTTGTTGTCGAAAGCAAGCCTGACACTCAGCCTCCCGCATCCAGTTCAATGCACTTTGCAGGAACAGCAGGAAATGGCGGAAATTCCGCTGTAAGCGCTGCCGCTCTTGCTGCCCAGCGTTTTTCAAAGGCATACAATCCTACAGCAACAGATGTAAATACCAATATCACGAAGGGAGAGTAAAAATTTATGTCACTTATCCAGACTGTATATCACGGAACCGAGAAGCCTAACTGGCTTGCCTCCGAAAACTGCATGAGACGTGTGACAAACACTGCAACTCAGGCAATGGCAGTTACCGAAACTGAGACAAACAAGAAGTTTGTCCGTTCAGGCACCATTTTTCCCTCAAACGACAGCAATGCAAAGGGCATTGTGTTTGAGGATGTTGACGTTACAAAGGGCAATTACCCCTGCTCTGTTATGACTGCGGGTCATGTCTATAAGGACAGACTTCCCGTAGCTCCTACACAGGAAGCTATCACAGCGCTCAAAGCACAGGGTATCTACTTTGAAGATGCGCCCGAATTTACCAGAGCTTATACTTGATGGAGGTGTAAAACAACATGAGTATTCTTGACCAGATCACATCGAATGATCTTATTGATTTTGGTACCAATCTCAATATTATGAACATCGGAACGGACGGCGACCGCCTTTTCCCTAACATGAAAACCCAGTATCTTGAAGCTGAGTACATGAGACTTTCAAAGTCTCCTTCTCTTCCTCATGCTGCAATGGTTCACGGCTATGATACCGAAGCTTATATCGGCAAGAGACGTACAGCGGACGTTGTCCGCATTGAGCAGCTCCTTATCAAGGAAAAGCTTAACCTTTCCGAAAGAGAGAGCAGACTTCTCAGCCGTGTTAATCGTCCCAGTGATATCATCAACTACATTTATGATGATATCGGCAATCTTGGAAGAGCCGTAAGGACCAGAGCAGAGGTCGCAAAGTTTGAAGCATTCTGCACAGGTAAGATGACCATTAAGGAAAACAACGTTGATCTTGAAATCGACTATGGCGTTCCTGATGAGAACCGCAGAGAGCTTAACTGGACTTCTGCTGATGCGGATATTCTCGGCGATCTCCGCAAGATCGTTTCTGCAGGTAAGCGTATGGGTCAGAGATACACCCACGCAATGACTTCTCAGAAGATACTGGATATGATGCTCCAGAACACACAGATCCAGAAGGCTGTAAACGGTGCGCTGATGCAGGGCGTAATCATTACCCTGAGCGGACTTAACAATCTGCTCAATACCCTCTTTGGCTTTACTGTATCTGTAAACGATGACTGGTACGAATTTGAGAAGGCAGACGGCAGAGATTGCCAGGCTCGCCTTTTTGATGAGGATAAGTTCATTCTTTACGTAGGCGACAGAAACGGCGCTGTAGGTACAGGTCTGTGGGGCGTTACTCCCGAAGAAAACGATGCAAGAAGCGGCGGTTCTGCTGTGGAAGGCGGAGCTTATAACAACTTTGTGTACTTCACACGTTGGAAAACTCCCGACCCTGTGGCTGTATGGACTAAGGCATCAGGCGTATTCGTTCCTGTTCTTCCTAACCCCAATGGTCACGTTATCTGCACCATCAAAGGCGCAAAGGAACTGAAACTGCTGAACGTAAGCACTACAGCATCTTCCTCTACCGCAAACGGCTCTGTAGTTACCATCAGCCCCAAGGCTGACAGCGGCAACAGCTTTGTTTACAAGGCAGCTGCAAAGGTTCAGGACGTTGAGGCAGGCAAGGAGCTTAACGGCTGGACTTCCATCAAGAGCGGTGATGAGATCGTTGTTTCAGCATCTTCCAACACCAAGCTCACTGTAGCTGAGATCAATGCTGACAATAAGATCATCGGCGCAGGCAATGCGGATATCAACAAGAAAGCCTGATAAGGAGTGATAAAGCGTGTCATATCTTACGTATTCGGAATATTGCAGTTTCAACACAGGAACGACAATCGAAGAAGGCGAGTTTGACACGCTTTCTTTTTATGCGGACACTGCGATATCTGCATACATAGGCGAAGATGTCAAGGCAGATGACACAATCAAGCGTGCAGCTGCCTTGCAGATAGCCCAGAGCAAAGCCAATGGAGGAATAAGCTATTACACGGAGCTTTCAGCCAACAAGTCCGTTGCAAGCGAAAGATTAGGAGACTACAGCTATTCGCTCAAAACATCGGACAGTGCTGAACAGGCTGAATACGGTCTTTTCCCTATAGTTGCAAGCCTTCTGGGGAAATATGTAAGGGCTGTTGAAGGGGTGAACGTGATATTATGAGAACGCCATCCCCTTTTTTACTCAGGCAGTGTGTAACGCTGTACAACAAGCTTCCATCAAGCGGCAAGCCGATAAACGGCGGATATGCTCCGCAGGTATATAAGAGGGTCGTTTTACGCTCGGTCAGATATATTCAGCAGGAAGGGGCTATCACATCATCATCTCACGGTGCTGTATCAGACAGCCTGCATCTGATGATATTCCCGGGCATATCCGAAGCTGACGAAGGCGAAGAATATGCAAATCCTGAGATATTCGAGAATGCTTCTGACAGGTCAAAAATGTGGACGCTGCAAAAGGGATTTGATTATATTGCGCTCGGCTCACATGATGACCCTAAGCCTTCCATTGAGGGTAAGGGCAACAGAAATGATTTTAAGATCAGTACAGTTGATATCCGTTATAATCCCAACGGAACTATTCATCATTTTGAGGTGAATGCAAGATGATAAGGGTCACTATTGACTATAACCGCATCAACAACCGAATGGAGCAGTTCAAGGACAAGCTTTATCCTGCTGTGAAGCAGCAGCTGAAAAAGGGGGCTGACACGTTCACGCCATATCTCGGCGGCGATCTGATGGATAGTGCTGACCCGTCAGCGCATGACAGCACACCGTATCTGGTATATGATATCAGATATGCACGTTATCAGTTTTATGCAAACGGCGGCGCACCAGACCATGATTTTCCGCACAGAACCAGAACGGTACACCCATTGGCAAGCATGATGTGGACGGATGTTTACCTTAAAGCGGGCGGAGCAAGAGACTTGCAGTATATAGTCGATAATGCTCCCCAACTTCTTAATTTCTGAACGGAGGGCATATGCGTGTTGAAAAGCTCCTCGTGACACAGCTTGTAAACTGTATCAACGAGAATAAGGACGATATCGGGCTTCCCTGCTATGTCACTTTCGGCGCACCGCAGACACTGACGGGAGAAGCAATGTGGCTGCAAACCCTCGGCGGCACAAGAGAAATCAAGAAATATATCAGAGGGAAATACAAGGGCGAGTTATCATTTGCGGTGTACTACAGACTGTCAGCTGTCCAGATGGACGGCATTGAAGCAAATCTGATAGTCCCGCACGAACAGCTTTCGGAGTGGTTCGATGATATCCACAATACGCCCGTCTTTGACGGATTTACCGTTGAAGATATTTGCATGACCAAACAACCGTCACTGTTCAGAAAAACAGAGGACGGAGAGGTCACATATCAGTCAATATGGGTAATGACCTACAAAAACTAATGAAAAGGAGAATGATTTATGCTTCTTAAAGATCTTATGACGGATTACACCCCTAACGAAAGTTTTACGGGTGAGGTAATGGCGGACGATTATGTGCTTGCCATCAAGGTAAGCTCCACATCTGAAAAGGTGGCTGATTACGCTGTTGTACAGGAACATACAGAGGGCGTTGACAGCTCACTCAATTCCGAAAGCAACGACAAGCAGTATATCAGAGCGGGTAAATCCACCACCAAGAAGTCCACACAGAGAACCTTCACCATCACTGCTGACCGCTATGAGGGCGATGAGGCTCAGGACTACATGGATAGCGTTAAGTACAAGACAGGCTCTGACGTTATCACTGATTACGTTTATTTCTCACTGAAAACAGGCAAGGGCGAAAAGGGCAAGATCTCTATCGCTGTTGATAAGGACGGCGGCGGTAATGCAGGCGATAATGCAGGATTTTCCGCTACACTTTCCAAGAACGGCGCTGCACCTACTGCATACACCTATGCAGATGACAGCACCTGAGTTATAAATTTATAAGGATAACACGCTCAACACGCATTATAAACTGTTGGTAGTGACATAATTGTCCTTACCAACACGCATTTTAACACTCAGATGCGTGTTGAGTGAGTGTTGAATTTATCCAATCTACAATCAATCGAAGGGATATGATGTCATGAAATACCGCAAGAAGCCTGTTGTGGTCGAGGCGTATCAGACTGATAAGGAAGTTGTTATCCACACATTAGAGGGTGATATGAAAGCTTCTGTCGGTGACTACATCATCACTGGTGTGAACGGAGAACAGTACCCTTGCAAGCCTGATATCTTTGAAAAGACTTATGAGCCTGTAAACGAATAATCCTACCGTTCAGAGGTATTAAACAGAAAGGATATGATGTTATGAACGAAACAGCAGCAAGACCTATGGAGCTGACAGACACAGCCAAGCTTATGGCAAGCTCCGATTACAAGGACAGGTTCAAAGCCGAGTACGGACAGGTTGCGATACGCTGCGAAAAGCTCAAAGCAATGCTTGAAAAATGGGATAAGGGAGAGCTGAACTTCACGCCTACGTGTCCCAGATCACTGTATGAGCTTCAGGTAAGGGCGATGGAAGAATATATTGCTGTATTGCAGGCAAGAGCAGTAATTGAGGGCGTTGCACTGTAATTTCTTAGCACTTTCATTTCGAGGAGTTCAGCAAAATGAAATTATGGAAAAAAGTGAGGTGATAACAATGTTTGACGTTCCATATTACAGTGCAATCATGACATTGCCAAGACCCACATATGCACCCGACATCGGCATATATGCTGATTGCTGCATCAGGCGCAGGAGACACACCAAAAGGCGCATGAGACAGTACGGCAGGGCTTAATACACGCAAACCACTCGATTTCGAGGGGTTTGGACGTTAAGTATAATAATGGAGGTAAGTTATATGAAGGTAAATTACAACGGCACTGATATCGAGGTAAGCATTACAAATGCTGATGTTCTGGAAGCTATTGAAAGCACAAAGGAAAAGGTGTCAGCTTTTAAGAATTTCAAGACCATTCCTGAGCTGGTCAAGGGCATAAGAGACATCGGCGCAAGCGTAAAGGTCATTGTTGAAGAGAGCGGAGAGGATTTCAATGCGCTTTTTCCCAAGGCAGATGCGCTTGACTATATGAAGTTTATCAAAGCTGTTACAGAGAGCTTTAATGCTGCTGATTTCAGCAACGAGATGAAGCTGAAATAATATGAGCCGCATTCTTTTTGACAAGCTCCCCTCTGCTGTAACAGTTGCAGGAGTGGAGCTTCCTGTTAATACGGATTTCCGCTGTATGGCACGGTTTGAAAATGAACTTCTGAAAGACAATGGCAGAGACAAGAAAAAACGTGCTGAGATCTTCAAGACAGCTATGATAAGCTTTTACAAGGACAATATACCCAATGACCTGGACGCAGCTATCAAGGCTATGTGGTGGTTTTACCGCTGCGGAGAGCCTGTAACAAGTTCAAAAAACAGGGCGGGCGCTACAAGGCGCAATGTAAGGCTGTATGATTACGAGATAGACGGACAGCGCATTGCATCGGCATTCAGAGCGCAGTATGGCATTGATCTTACATCATGCGAGCTGCACTGGTGGCTGTTCAGAGGATATTTTGCCGATCTCGGTGAGAACTGCGAGTTTGTCAAGATAATGAGTTATCGAGGCATCAATCTTAACGATATCAGCAACAAAAAAGAGCGTGAAAGGTACAGAAAGCTTAAAGAGTTTTATGCTCTTCCGACTGAAAAGGCTATACCCATGACTAAGGAAGAGAGAGATGAGGCATACCGAAAGAGGCTTCTCGGGCGCATTTGAGAAGTGAGGTGAGCCGAAAATGGCAGCAAGCGGAGTAGATGGATCTGTAATTATTGAAATTGATGCTGATGACGGCAAATTTCAAAGGGCGATAAACGGTCTTTCGACTGATATCAGTAATTCTATCGGCACAGCCATTGATAAGGCTATGAAAGACCTTGCTGACCGCTTGGCTGAAATAGGTGAACAAGCAAGCCGAACGGGGAACGATATTGACGATGCTTTCGGAGAAGGAAGCAGAGCAAGAAATGCGGTGTCGGGTCTTGGCACTACGATGCAAAATGCGTTTGGTCATCTTATTGCGGACGCTGTTGAAACGGTCGTTGACAGAACCACTGAGCTTGCACAGAACATCTGGCAGGCTGGCGTAAGCTTTGAAAGCGCCTTTACAGGTGTTACAAAGACTGTTGATGAGACGGCGAATATAAGCTATGCAGACCTTGAAAAGCAGATAAGGGATATGTCAAAGGAGCTGCCTTCAACTGTTGAGGAAATCTCGGCAGTTGCTGAGGCGGCAGGTCAGCTGGGTATTCATACCGAAGATATAAAATCATTCTCCAAAACAATGATCGACCTTGGCAACTCTACCAACATCGGAGCGGAAGAAGCAGCTTCGGCGCTGGCTAAGTTTGCAAACGTCACAAAGATGGATCCGGGAGAATATCAGAACCTTGGTTCTGCGATAGTTGACCTTGGCAACAACTATGCTACCACAGAGCAGGATATCGTCAATATGGCGACCCGACTGGCGGCAACTGCTACAACGGCAGGTATAAGCGAGCAGGGTATTCTTGCACTTTCAACTGCACTTTCCTCTGTTGGTATCGAGGCAGAAGCAGGCGGAACGGCTATGTCAACCTTCATCAAAAAGGTACAGACAGCTGTAGAAACTCAGTCAAAGAACCTTTCCAAATATGCGGAAGTAGCCGGAATGACGCAGGAAGAGTTCACAAAGCTCTTCAAAGAGGACGGCACTCAGGCAATAAATGCGTTTATAACAGGCTTGGGAGAGCTTAACAACAACGGCGGCTCGGCTCTGAATATCCTTAATGAAATGGGATTAAAGGAAGTCCGTCTTTCAAATGCTATACTTGCACTCGGCAGTGCAGGCGACCTCCTGACAAGAACCATCGGCACATCAAACACTGCCTGGGAAGAAAACTCAGCACTTGTCGCAGAAGCTTCAAAGCGATACGAAACCACTGAAAGCAAGCTGCAAATGACAAGAAATGCACTGAATGACTTTTTCATCAGCATTTCGCAGGCGGTAAACATCGGATTTAAAACAGATCCTATCATCGACTACATCAATGCACTGAATAATGCTTTTCAGGAAGGCGGATTACAGGGGCTTGTTGATGAAGTAGTTGAGCAGATGCCTGCTGTTACCGAACAGATAACATCGGGACTGCAAACGCTGATGCAAGACATTATAAATGTCATTTCCACGGCTGCCCCCACATTTGTCAGCTGCGCTCTCGACCTTATATCAGCACTTATCGAGACTATTCTTTCAAATGCGGAAATCATTACGCAGGGCGCTGTTGACCTACTTATCGCTCTGGCTGACGGTATATCAAACAACCTCCCGGAGCTTATTCCCGCCGCTGTGGACGCTGTACTGACCATAGCTGACACACTGCTTGACAACCGTGACAAGTTGTTTGAAGCAGCAAAGAACCTGATTATCGGGCTAGCAAAGGGTCTGATAAATTCCATAGGTGTTTTGCTGGAAAAAGGACCTGTTATCGTTGACAAGCTGAACACTGCAATGATCGAAGCTATTCCTGCGGTGATCGAGTTTGCTGTAGATTTCTGCGAAGCCATTGGGTCATATATTGCAAATTATGACTGGCACGCAGTCGGAGCAAATATGTACAAAGCCATGGAGGAGGCATTCAGCAACGCCATGCACGGCGATGCTGATTACACCGAAAAAATGGCACAGGCAGAGACAGAACGTGTAAGCCGTTACAAAGACCTGACCGTTGAGCAGATCAACAAGATGTCGGCGGACGCTACAAAGAAACTTGGTGAGCTGAACAACACCTTTGAAGAGTTTGGCAAAAGCGGTATATATGATACATCAGCAATGCCCGAATGGATGCGCACAGAATATGAGCATTCCGGCAAGAGCTTTGAAGAGTATTTTGACAGCCAAATCGCCAATACTGAACAGCTTATCGAAGATCTGGCGGCTGCAAGAGAAGATGCCAAGACAGAGTTTGAAAAAAACAGCGAAAGCTGGGGACTTAGCGGCAATTTCGGCGACAACGCTGCAAAGCAGTCGGAAGAAGAGGCAAAGAAGCACTTTTCCACTGTGGCAGAGAGTGTTGACGATGCTACAGTTCAGGTAACAAATTCTGTTGAAAAGATGGACGATGCTACCGCAAAGCACCAGCATTATCTTGCAGAGCTGGCAAAGGAAAACGGAGAGATCTCAGCTTCCGAGTATTATGACCGTATAGAAGCTATTGCCAATCAGCTTGATGAGGAAAGCGAGCTTTACGAGAAGTACACCAAGGAAGTTGCAACAGGCAGGCGCAAACTCAGTGAAGCTACACAGAAAGAGCTTGACAGTGCCGAAAAAAATATATACAAATCTGCACAGGACAAGGCAAAGCAGGAAATCAAAGGCGTTAAGTCCAATCTTACCGAGCTGATAAACGAGTACAAGAAGAGTTATGACGAGATAATCAAGCTCCGTGACAAGTACAAGCAGAAGCTCATGGGCGAAAGCATATTTACCGTATCTACCGAAACGGATAAGAAAACAGGTGAGACGTACAGCACCTACACCATCGAGAACATTGCAAAGATGGTGCAGGATCGTGAGAAATACGCCAAGGAAATAGAAGCTCTCCAGAAGAGAGGGCTTGCGGACGGCCTCCTTGATGAGCTTAACGGTCTCAGTCTTGACCAGGCAATGGTATTCGCCAAGCAGATGAACAAGATGAGTGATGAAGAGTTCAACAAGATCAATTCATCTTACAAAAAGCTTGACGAAACCACTACTCAAATTGCAAACAACAGGTATCAGGACGATATTGACGAGCTTCAGAGCGGCTTTATCAAGGAAGCAGAGGGGCTTTTTACAGGGCTTTCAGATGATGTCAAGAACGCAGGAATGAACACTGTGCTTTCATTCATTGAGGGCTTTGACATCAACAAGGAAGATGCCTTCAAGAGCCTGCAAAGCTCCGCAAATGACCTTATGGAGGCTGTAAACAACGGCATTTCCGATGGAACTGTTGACCTTACATCGACCATAACGAGCATTGTGGCTGAAAGCAATATCGGCGATACTCTTGTGGATAACATAGTAAATTCCATAAGCAATGACCAGGGCAAAATTGAAGAGGCTTTGCAGACGATATTTGATAATACAGGTATTGATATGCAGATAAAGACAGACGTACAGAATGCGGCTGTTACCAACTCTTCAAGCGGATACAAGGCGGCTGCATCGGTCACTGCAACACAGACTGAAAGCAAGAGTGCCGGAAGCACTCAGCAGAAGTCAGGCGGCACGCAGACTATTGACGTTAACCTCAGACTTACTTCTGACGGAAAGCGTGTTATTGCAGAGATCGTGAACGAGGAAAACAAGAAAATCCAGATACGGGAGGGAAACTGAAATGGTTATGCTTAAACTGGGAACGATAGATGTCAGCGACTATCTTGAAGAGGGATATTCAGTAAGGACTGAGCCTGTATATGACAGCGCATCGTTCAAAAATATATATGAGCAGGAAAAAGCTGACCTTATCGGGCGCAAGGTCTCCATTTCCGCAAATCTGGGTGACGTTCCGAAGAGTGTAGCAGAAGCGATATGCTCCGCCTGCGAAACGGATACGCTTTCGGTGACATACGCAACGCCGAAAGCGTACACCGCCACATTCAAGCGACCTGACATATCCTGTGAACTTACGATTGAAGAACCTGAGACATGGGATATATCGCTGTCGATGAGTACCGATACTATCCCCCTGGACGGTCTTTAGCTTATCCGATTTAACGCTGACCATTGACGGCACTGAATACACCGGAGAATATCTGAGCGGCATTACCATTTCCAAAAGCGTGGACGGCATAGGAACGAGCGGAGTATCCACAACTCAGCTTTCGGGTAATGTGTTTACGTCAAACAAATTCGGTCAGGGCGCACATATCATTGTAAGCTACAAGGATTGGGAGTTCCCTGACTACTACATTGACAGCTCAGACTTCAACGGCGTATCAGTAAGCTTTACTGCATATGACCTTTGCAAGCGGCTTGATCTTCCGTTTGACTACAGCAATTACAAGCAGTATGACGAGGATACGACCACAAGCGATGGCAGTGATACAGTAAACAATGAGAACAGCGGAACATCATCATCGGGTACAGACAGCTCCGGGTCGAGCAGTTCGGGTTCAGGCAGTTCAGGAAGCTCTTCAAGCAGCAAAAAGAAGAAAAAGACTGAAAAGCAGTATGATACTTCTCTTGTACTCAATAACCTTGCCAATCAGGCAGGGTTCAGTGGAAACAGCAATACTTCCAGAGTGAGCAAGATAACGTACAGTGACCTTAAAGGCAGCATGAGAAGCATTCTTCAAAGGCTGTCGGAAGCGGACTGCGGCGTATGGTACTGCGGCAATGACAATCATCTGAAATTTGTTGCTTTTGGAAGCAGCAGCAGTGATGCAAACGTCAGCAAGGGTGAACATTCGGCGATCATAGAAAAATCCGTCAAAAGGATAACAGGCATTTACGCTGAGGACACACGCAACAACTACATTTATAACTTTTGCGGCGGCGATTACAAAAGCACTCTTTTTCTCAGCGGCGATTATCTGCTTGAAGCTGTTGCGCAGGCTATTGCGGCGCAGATCTACGGCACAGACGGCGGATATTATGATTACATGGCATTTTCCGTTGACAAGGCGGTAATAAGCAGCAACATTGAAGTGTGCGGACAGGCGCATTTTGAGGACAAGGCAAGCCCCTACCGATGCACCTCGATAGTTATAAGCTTTGGCGCTTTGAGAGCCGTAGCGAGCCTGTCAGCCGCCCAGATAAACGAGAGTGAAGCAACATACGTCAGCAAGATGAACCGACTGCTTGAACAGTGCGTTAAAGTAGGGACTGTTCACGGCAACTGGTTTGTCAACAAAAACGGTGACGGCACAAAGGTCAAGCTGTAAGGAGGGCTTATTGTGGAAGAACTTGATCGCACACATTATCAGCCCATTGAAGGCGTACCCGTTGAGATACACGTATGCAGCGAGGACTACTTTACATATGAAGCTCTTGCAGCTCCGTTTGTAACAAAAGTGGTTTCCGAAAATGAAAGCTTTATGATATTCAAGGCTTCAAAATACGGAAAACTCACTGTAAAAACGCAGGGGTCGGGTAATGTAAGGACAAATCCAGTTGTTACGTTTGAAGAGATTACGGAAAGCGAGGCGTTAAGCTATGTCGGCGGTGAATGATATTGTCAGTTCACTCATTTTAGCGCAGATGAACAGCGGTTCCGGCGGCAAGGTCAAGCCCATAACTATAACGGAAAACGGCACATACAATGTTTCCGACGCTGAAAAGGCTGAGGGGTATGTGGGATTTGCGCCTGTGATGGTTGATGTGTCGCAGAGCAGCGGTTTTCTGACATTGGAACAGCTGGCGGCGCTGCCTACTGCGTGCAGTCTGAGCTATGGGGATTATAGAACAGACGTTAAAGTTCACGCTGATAATACGTTGGGCTATATAGAAAGCGGCAACACCACCTATGCGCAATATAACATAAATGTACGGTATAATTATGGAATGCTGTGCAAGGTCGTTTCAAA